CTAATTCTATGACAACAGTTGCTGGCACCATCGCATTTAATTGCAGCACAGGTTTTTGGGATACACTTCAAGTAACAAACAGCCTTTTTGAAAGATTTGATATTGGTTTTGTTGCCGATGCTGGCGCTGGAATTGTTATTCAAAATATCTTTTTTGATAACACTATTTTTGATTACTGTAGACGATTTGGATTTTATCTGAATGCATCTGGTGTTGGTGCGGCTATTTCTAGTATTCGTGTAGGACCAACTTGCTGGTATAACTCTTGGGAAGCGTCAAGTGTCTACATGAACAATAGCGGTGGTTATCTTGATAACTGCCACTTTAGCGGCGTCTGTGCAATATCCGGTCTTTATTCAATCTACTACAATATTACAAATGCTCTGAATAATTCTTTTACAGACCTTGTAGTTAATGGCGCAAATAGACTTGGGACAGTTGCTTCTTGTTTGCAATTTCAAACAACATCTACAGGTTTTACCGTCCAAAATGTAAGAGGAAATAATGATGCGTCGATTGGTTGGACTAGACCAGCTTATGGTATTGTTGTAACCGCTGATTGTAATACTTACACAGTCACTAACTGCGCTCTTTATGGTCCTACAGCGGGTTACTCATTCGCGGCCAACAGCACTGGGTCAAAGAACCGCCGCGCGGTAAATAACATTAATGCAAGTTATGCAGTTTCAGCATCAGCGTCTGTTCCGGCCACAACGGTTAACTATACAAACACATCACCGTTTATTGAAGAGTGGCAGTTTTTTGGTGGGACAATTACAGGCGGCTATGACAAAAACGGTGTTGGGCTCCCCGGAGCGTTAAGTTATCTGACGTTCAGGCTTCAGCCCGGAGAGACGTTTGCTGTTGGCTACTCAGTAGCGCCTACTGCAATAAAGTCCGTCGAACCATAACTGGTATTTGGAGGAATAAAATAAATGCCTGATAAAAAAATCTCTCAGTTGACTGCTGTAACAACGCCGCTGGCGCTTACGGAAGAGCTTCCTGCTGTCCAGAGCAGCACCACGAAGAAGGTAACGGTTCAGCAGTTGCTGACCGGTGTCATCGTGACTGAAAGCGGTACGACCCGTACCCTGTCGGCTACTGACAACGGCAAGATCATCTACTGCACCAGTGGTTCTGCCGTAACCATCAACTGTGCTGCTAGTCTCGGGGCCGGGTTCAACTGCACCATTCTTCAAGGTGGCGCAGGTAAAGTTACTGTTGCAGCGAACAGCCAGACCTTGGTATCATATTCCAGTCTATTCAGCACGATGGGTCAGTATGCGGTTATTTCGCTGATCTGCCCCGTGGCTAATACGTTTGTAGCTGCTGGTAATCTTGGTGTCTAAATAGAGGTTAAAATCGTGGCGACTGAAGCATGGCACCTTGATAAAAAAGTACCCGTTACCATCATCGTGGCTTTGGTGCTGCAGACACTTGGGATTATCTATGTCGGTACGGCATGGAAGACTGAAGTCGATTTCAGGATCAGCAGCCTTGAGCGGCTGAACGAAGACAGCAAGTCGCAAGAAGGCCGGATTATCGCAGTAGAACAACAGCTTAACTACATAACCGACTCCCTGAAGCGGATCGAGGCTAAACTGGAAAGCACCATTGGCAATGGCCAGAAGTAAGACCGATTGGATCGTCATCCATTGCAGCGCAACGCGCGGGTCGCAGAACTTCACGGCGGCAGACATTCGCCGTTGGCACCTCGACAAGGGCTGGAAGGACATTGGCTATCATTACGTGATCCGCCGGGACGGCAAGGTCGAACCCGGCAGAGCTGAGAACGCTATCGGCTCCCACGTTCAGGGGCACAACGCCGACAGCATCGGTATCTGTATGGTCGGCGGCATTGACGACAAGACATGGAAGCCAGCAGACAACTTCACGCCAGCTCAGTGGCGGTCTCTTAGAACACTTGTAGAACGCTTGGTAAAGAAGTATCCTAGCGCCAAAGTTCTCGGGCACAGGGATTTTCCCGGTGTCCAGAAAGCCTGCCCATCCTTTGCTGCCAAAGTGTGGGCAAAGAAGAATGGGTTCCCAGTGTAAAGAAAGGACAACCTTATGTTTACCTCTATCGACAAGGCGCTGGTCGCCGCCATCATGGGCATCCTGTTCATCGTACAGACCTTCTCGGGTATCAATCTTTCGTGGCTGAGCCACGATACGGTATCTACCGTCATCGGCCTGCTCACCCCGGTGTTGGTCTGGGCGGTGCCGAACAAGAAGCCTGCTTGATGACATGGCAGGAAGCTGCAGCAACCGTTGTTATACTCCTCGGCCTTGGGGCCGGAGCGTATCTGGTTGCGCAGCGGCCTGCTTTTTGGATCGAGTTTGGCTCTCGTTCTTTAACGGCATTATGGCCACATATCTGGAAATATGTTTCCAGACGGAACAGCCCAGAAGTCGAAGCCAAGATGCACGAGTGCTACCGGCGCGGCGGGACATGGGACAATTTTCGAAAGAAATGCAGGGATAGATAAATGGCCGGACTTACACTTCTTCGCGTTGTGAGCGGTGATGACCTTGCAAAACAGGAACGCGCCCAGCTTCAATCCGAGATGGAAGCACGTCAGCAGAACCCGGTTATTCTGGGGCTGGCTGCCCATCTCCGCACCTGCTGGGACGCCGCCCGCATGGCGAAAGACCCCATCAACGACATCATGCTCAAGGCTTTGCGCCAGCGTAATGGCGAGTACGAGCCTGATAAGATGAACGCTATCCGTGCTCAGGGTGGCTCTGAAGTCTACATGATGCTCACCGAGATCAAGTGCCGTGCGGCTGAGAGCTGGCTTCGCGACATCTTGATGGATGATGGCACGCCCCCGTGGGACATGCAGCCTACGCCCGAGCCCGACCTGTCGCCCTCTCAGATGGACGAGCTGAAGCAGGCGTTTGCTGAGCAGGTGATGATCACAATTCAGCAGACATCGCAGGCTCCAACCAAAACCGACATGCTGGAATTGCGTGAAGTCGTTGCCCAGCAGTTCAGGTTCAAGGTGCTGCAGGCTGCCCAGAACCGCGCGGACAAGATGAAAATCCGCATTGAGGACCAGCTCGCACAGGGCGGCTGGGCGGATGCGTTCAATGAGTTTTTGACTGATCTGGTGACGTTCCCGTGCGCCTTCGTCAAGGGGCCCATCGTCCGCCGCCAGCGGTTCCTGAAGTGGGTTTCCGACCAGAATGGCCGCACCGCCGTAGAGCAGGGCGAACGTATCGCGCCTGAGTTCGAGCGTGTCAGCCCGTTCAATATGTATCCCGAGCCGGGCATCACCCGGATCAACGACGGCTATATGTTCGAGCACCATCAGTTGACCCGGCAGGCTCTGGCCGATCTTATCGGCGTTCCGGGCTACGACGAGCAGGCTATCCGCAAGGCTCTGGAAAATGGGCCGGATGCTTCGTTCGTGTTCGAGCCGACCGAATATGCCCGTGAGGAAGAAGAACGCAAGTTCTACACCGAGATGCGCCCAACCGATGTGTTCGACGCGCTTGAGTTCTGGGGCAAGGTATCCGGCAAGATGCTTCAAGAGTGGGGCATGACGGAAGCCGAAGTTCCCGATGACGCCAAGGAATACGACGCCAACGTGTGGGTAATCGGCACCCTCGTCATCAAGGCCGTGCTGAACTATGACCCGCTGGGTGAGAAGCCTTACGCCAAGACATCGTTCATCAAGACGCCCGGTTCGTTCTGGGGCCGGGCCATTCCGGAGATCATCGAAGACCTGCAGAATATCTGTAACGCAGCCGCCCGCGCACTGGTCAACAACATGGGCATCGCATCCGGCCCGCAGGTCGAAGTGAACCTTGAACGCATCCCGCCGAACGAAGACATCACGCAGATGCACCCGTGGAAAATCTGGCAGGTGCTTAATGATCCGCTGGGTAGCTCTGCCCCGGCAGTCCGGTTCAACCAGCCGAACGACAACTCGGGCACGCTGATGGCGGTTTACGAGCGGTTCAGCCGTCTGGCCGACGACCACTCCGGTATTCCTTCGTATATTTACGGAGATACGGACGTTCAGGGTGCTGGTCGTACGGCTTCGGGCCTCTCTATGCTCATGGGTTCTGCGGGTAAGGGCATCCGTCAGGTGGTCATGCACATTGATCACGATGTCGTGAAGCCGATTGTCCAGCGGCAGTTTGTTTACAACATGCGCTACGACGACGATGAGAACATCAAGGGTGATGCGCAGGTCATTCCGCGCGGCGCTGTAAATCTTGCCGTTAAGGAAACCACGAATGTCCGCCGTGTCGAGTTCTTGAACGCTACCGCCAACGAGATCGACATGGGCATCATGGGCCCGGATGGCCGCGCTGCCATCCTCCGTGAGATCGCCAAGGGTCTGCAGATGCCGGTTGAAGAGATTATCCCGTCTCGCGAAAACATGGCTACAAAGAAGAAGGCCATGGAAAAGCAGGCTGCCGCTCAGATGGCGATGCAGCCCCCGCAGATACCCGGTCAGGCTCCCGGCGCGGAGAACATGGATGTTGGCGGTGCCCCCGCTGGCGGCATGAACCTCGTGACTAACCAGCAGACTGGCCGATGATCCGCCCTGATCCGGAGATTGTTGCACGGCTTGCAAATATTGCAACGCACAATAAAGAATTTGTGCAGTGGCTCAACAACTGGCGTCAGCACGAACTCGAACAGCTCCCAAACGTATCGTCCAATGCTGTCGGTATCGCGCAAGGCAGGTGCCAAGTGTTGACAGAGCTGTGTAAACTTGTTAATAATTCTCGCGAATTCGTCGCACAATCGAATAAACGATAGCGACTAACACTGGCACGCACACCGAGAGGAGCGTTTGTATGGCCCTACCCGAGCAGATCAGAAAGCAGTCCGAGGCTGTAAAGAAGTTGTACGATGAACTTCACGCCGATGCGAACCCGCCTGCCACTGAGCAGGATGACGCAGGCATGGAGACTTCTGCGACCGATGAAGCCAACGGTGCTGAGAACTCTGCGCCTGAAGCCGCGTCTAACGAGCAAGGACGACCGGCTACCACCGCAACTGACACTGCTGAACAGCGTTATCGCACCCTTCAGGGTATGTATAATGCTGATACTGCCCGGCTTCGGACAGATAAGCAGGAACTCACTTCACGTGTTGAGCAGCTTGAAAAGCTGATCTCGTCTCTTTCGACGCAACCTGCACAGGCTGCATCGGTCCAGTCGAAGCTCGTCACTGACAAAGACATTGAGGACTATGGAGATTCCATCGAAGTCATGCGCCGCGTGACCAAGGAGGAGACTTCACTGCACCAGCAGAAGATCGCTGATCTGGAGAATACCATTCGTAATCTCCAAGCAAGCGTTATTCCGCGTGTCGAGCAGGTCGCACAGCGACAGGCTCAGTCGGCTGAGCAGACATTCTGGGCTGATCTGACAGCGGTTGTTCCAGATTGGCGGGAAATCAATCAGAGTAAGGACTTCCACTCTTGGCTTCTTGAGGTCGATCCGCTGACGGGTGTTACCCGCCAGTCTTACCTCGAAAATGCCCAGCGTGGTCTGGACGCTCGTCGTGTTGCTGCGTTCTTCAACGCATGGCAGGGGAATACGGGCCACCGCATTGCTCAAGAACCTCGGGACGTTGCAAAGTCTCAGCTAGAGAAACAAGTTGCCCCCGGACGTAGCCGCAGTGCGGTTGCGCCTACAGGTGACAAGCCCAAAACGTATTCACCATCAGAGATTTCAAAGTTCTTTGATAACGTGCGCAAGGGTGTTTATCGTGGCCGTGAGACCGAGCGCGACCGTATTGAACGCGATATCTTCGCTGCACAGCGGGAAAATCGCATTGTCGCTAATGGTTAAACGGAGCACATAAATGGCGTTTCCTGTCGCACCCGGACGCCCGAATTATTCCGGCAACTTCATTCCGGAAATCTGGTCGGGCAAGCTAATCGAGAACTTCTACGACGCAACTGTTCTCGCGGCTATTTCTAACACGGACTACGAAGGCGAAATTAAGGGTCAGGGCGATACGGTCAATATCCGTACGCAGCCCAACATCACGATCCGTGATTACGTCAAGGGTCAGAACCTTGTCGTGGAAAACCCCGACAAGCCGAAGCTGCAGCTTCTCATCGACAAGGGCGAATACTTCGCCTGCGTTGAAGACGACATTGATAAGGTGCAGTCGGATGTCAACCTCATGGACATGTGGTCCAAGGATGCGTCCGAGCAGATGAAGGTCAAGATCGACCAGCGCGTTCTGACTGACATCCTGCCCGACATCTCTGCCACCAACAAGGGTACGGCTGCTGGCCGCATCTCCGGTGCGTTCAACCTCGGTTCGTCCGCGTCTCCGCTGACCGTCACCAAGGATGGCGCTAGCAGCACCGCTTCTGTCACCGAGCTGATCGTTGACATGGGCACCGTGCTTGACGAGAACAACTGCCCTGAGAGCGGTCGCTTCCTCGTGATCCCGGCCCGTATGGCTGGCCTCATCAAGAAGTCCGAACTCAAGGACGCCTCGCTTACTGGCGACAGCCAGTCGGTGATGCGTAACGGTCGCCTTGGTATGATTGACCGTTTCACGGTCTACGTCAGCCATAACCTGAACGTGTCTTCGGGCAAGTTCAGCATCATCGGTGGCACCAAGATGGGCTTCACCTTCGCGTCGCAGATGACGGAGATGGAAACTATCCGTTCGGAGTCCACTTTCGGTGACATCATTCGTGGTCTTCAGGTTTACGGCTACAAGGTCGTTAAGCCCGAAGCTCTCACGATGGCTGTTGTCCAGTTCTAAGGAGACCTGAAAATGGTTGCATATACCGATAGCCTCGGCATTAACAAGGGCTCTATTGCTCTTGCTTCCTCGTACACCAATCGCTTTACGGTGATGGAGTACACCATCGACTTCGCCAAGATCGCTGCCGCTCGTTTGGCTGCTGGTGCTACCGCGCTGGCAAATACCGATACGCTCGTGCTCGCGACCCTGCCGAAGGGCTCCTACATCGTCGGCGGCAGCGTCAAGCTGCTGAAGGCGGAAGGTGCCGCAGCGACCATCGACCTCGGTATCACGGGTTCGCTGACGCTGTTCGCTAACGACTTTGATTGCAACACCACGGTCGCTACCATGACCGGCGCAACTACCGCTGCGTTCCTGACTGCCGACACCGCTGTGGTGATGACGGTCAACACGGCGAGTACGGATGTCGCCAAGGTGCTGCTCTCGATCATCGTTATCGACGCTGGCACCAACCCCGGTTCGATCCCCAACGCAACGTAATTGGCGGGGGCGAAAGCCCCCTCCTTTTCATAGGAGAGAGAACTATGGGTGTTTATACTGGCATTGCGCAAGACAACCCGACGCTTAATGGGGGCACGGCTTACAACCTGAACCTCGTTACGCCGTCCATCGGTGGTACTGCGGTTGCTGCTACGGCTGCCGAGATCGACGCTGTTGCTGATGCTTCAGCCCGGCTCGTTGCGGCTGGTGACGCTACTCTGGCTGTTACGGTTGCGGCGCATGACCAAAAGGTCATCGTTCTTGGTCGTGCGGCTGGTGTTACGGCTACTCTTCCGGCTGCAACCGGTTCGGGTGCTGTCTTCCGGTTTACCACGGGCACGACTGTCACGTCGAACAACAACATCATCAAGGTGGCTGATGCCACTGACGTGATGTCTGGTTCGGTCTATGTGACTGATCAGGCTGCTGGTACGGGTACTGAGTTCAGCACAGTTGCGGCCAGCGACACGATCACGATGAACGGCACTACCTCTGGCGGCATCGCTGGCGGTATCTTGGTCCTGATCGACGTTGCGACTAACCTGTATGCGGTGCATGGTAACATCATCGGTACGGGCGTTGAGATCACGCCGTTCAGCGCAGCGGTTAGCTAATAGTGGGGGGCTCCGGCCCCCTACCTTCTTATTCAAGAGGGACATATGCCGACATCACTTACAGGCTCCAGAGTACGCGATACGTACGGGCAGCTTCTGCATCTTGACGGTGGTGTAGCCGCTACTGAGAAGGCGGTCAGGACTGGCGACGGTGTTGCCACCGCGCTGAATGTCGGCAATACGTCTGTTTCTGTCGGCAACGTCCGGCTTACTGGCAACTCGATTGCCCCTATTGTGGCTGGCGGCGGGCTGACCATCACCGCCACTGGTGGCTCGATTACTGGGATTACTGATCTTACTGTTGCCGATGGCGGCACTGGCGCGTCTGATGCTGCGACTGCACGGGTTAATTTGGGTCTGGCTATCGGCGCGAACGTGCAGGCATATGATGTCACGCTTCAGTCTCTGGCCGCTCTCGGCACGGCTGCCGACAAGTACGCTTACACGACTGGTGTGGATACTTGGGCAGAAGGCGCTATCACTGCCGCTGGCCGCGCCATTCTGGATGATGCCGATGCTGCAGCGCAGCGCACGACCCTCGGCCTCGGCACCATGGCCACGCAGGATGCCAGCAGCGTAGCTATTACAGGCGGCACCGTAGCCTTCAGTGTCCTGTCTGGCCGTGCGTTCGGTATGTTCTCTGACGTTACTGATCAGACCGGCAACGTCTCCACACCGACTGCTGTCAAGTTCGGCACGAACGAGATCACGGGCAACGGAATTTCTATCGTCACGGACGGTACGAACCTGACGCGTATTACCTTTGCTGCCGCCGGTACGTACATGGTTGCCCCCAATCTCCAGTTTAGCAATTCCGATAGTAACGACCATGACGTGACCATTTGGTTCCGCAGGAATGGCACTGACCTTGCTCGTTCAGCTACCCGTATCACGGTACCAAAGACTGCTGATGGCGGTAATGCGTTCTTTCAGCTAGTCTTTTATGATACAGTTACTGCCGGGCAGTACATCGAAGTGATGTGGCTTCCTGAAGACGCTGCTGTTACTCTTGACCACACGGCTGCCGTCACGGGTCCGCCCGCAATACCAGCAATTCCGTCTGCCATTGTGGTGGCTGAGCGTATCGCGTAGCTAATAGGAGACATGGCCAATGGCCAATAGAATTCCGCGCCCCGGTGGTGAAATGCCTACGTATCTGGTTGGTAAACCAAAAAAGACCTACAAGAAGCCGCGCAATCCTGTGGGCTTTAAGGACTACACCGGCACGCCGGGTACAAATAACTACGTGCAGCGGTCGTTCAGAGAGAATATCGGCACGCCCGGCACGAGTACATTTGTACAGCGGTCAGCAAAAGAAAACATTGGAACGCCGGGCACGAGTACATTTGTGCAGCGAGATTTCACCAGCGGCAACACGACCCCGCGCAAGCGCCCCGTTAAGCCAACGCGATAAGTAATCACACCCATTATAGGAGATACAGACAATGGCCGGAAATTCTACCAGAGGAAAGTCACCGGGCTCGGGTTATCAGGGCGCAGGCGCTAAGACTGATTATTCGTCGAATGCGCGCAATAGCTATGGTACGGAGATGACGCGCAGTCAGAAGACTGATTATGCGCCAAATGCGCGTGATAGTTACGCTACGACTATTTCGCGTAATATGAACGCGAACGCTCCCACCAAGAATGTCCCGCGCACTTATGTGCCGACAGCTAAGCCCAAAACACGGGGCATCGGGTCTTTCTTCGCGCCCCCGCCTGCCGCTGTTACGCCTCCGGCCAAGAAGGCTCCGGCCAAGAAACCGCCTGCTGCTGCTAAGCCTGCCACTCGCGGAGCTACGGCACCGACCAAGAAGGCGACACCCCGCAATAAGCCGCCAGCTACGCGCTTTGGCACCGTTACGGGCACGACCACCGGTACGCGGGTCAGCGGCGGCGGTGGCTACGGCGGCGGCGGTACGCGCGGTGGCGGCAGCCTCAGTGGTGGCGGCAGCGGAAGCCGTACGACCGGCACCAGCCGCACGGGCGGCACTCAACGCAATGATCCTACGAGGGGCTGATATAATGAAGCTCTGGCTCCAGCACGTCGAGGATGGATCGCTATACGACTGGCATGAACTCCTCGTTAAGCACCCTAAGCTCCGTATTGTGACAGACGAAGAGCTGTTCCCTGAGAAGTATGCGCCGCCGCAGATCATCGCCAAGATGGAAGAGATCAAGGCCAAGCATGTGGAGCAGCTTGGGCTCTTTACGGATGTAATTCCTGAAGCGCCTGTGCCTGTCGCCAACGAAGAGCTGAACGCCGAAGTTACCGTCCGCACAAGGAAGCGTAACAAGTGACACCATCTGATATCATAGTCGAGTGCCGTCGATTGCTGAATGACACGCTTGCCCCGTATCGTTACAGCGATGCGATGTTGCTCGGCTATGTTAATCAGATACTCAAGCGTACCGCTGTCCTGCGACCTGATCTGTTTGGTGAAACCGGTGATATTGCCGTGGCGGCTAACACCACGCTGCAGTCTCTGCCTGCGGATGCGCACCGGCTTATAGACATCTTTCAGGTCAAGGACGGCGATACAGTTACGGAAGTTGACCGGGAAACCATGTCGAGGAACTATCCCTCGTGGATGTCCGATGCGGCTGGTACGCCGGTCAACTTCATGCGCCATGTGCGCAATCCCACCAAGTTCTTCCTGTACCCCAAGCCGGTTGCCGGTACCGTTCTGGTGGGTGAGTACGCCAAGACCCCGGCAGACTATACCATCAGCCAGTCTATCCTGCAGCCGCCTTCCAGCTTCTTTGGCGCACTGGTAGACGGGGTGGTATTCCTTGCATCGTCTGTGGACGACGAGCATGTGAACTCAGGCAGAGCCAAGATGTTCTTGGATAGCTTTACCCAGCAGCTTGGTGTATCCCTCCAGAACCGCGCGCTCAATGACAGCAAGATAGCTGGGCTTACTGCGGCTGCGTCCCTTGGGCAGCTTGGTGAGGTATACTGATGTCTACCCGTTTGTTCACATCGCTGCTGCCGAAGATCGCACCCTCCGTACCGGGGGCTCCGCAGCCGCTTGTCATCCAGTACATCCGCGATGTGGCTATCCGGGCCTGCGAGACTTCCCTCGCGTGGCGTTATGTTGAGGCTCCGTTCGCTATCCAGCCGGGGTCGTACGTCAATTACTTCAACAAGCCAGAGAACACGGATGTTCACGTACTGTTCCGGGTTACATGTAACGGGCAAATCCTCCGCCGAGCTACGCTGGAAGACGCAATCGACATGTATCCGGAATGGGCAGAGCAGTTCAATGGACTGACTGCCAATGAAATCTGGGCGCAGACGCCGACGACGACCGTCAACGAAGATGAATACAACGATGTGCAGTTCAACGGTAATATAACCGTAACACTTCCGGCTGCTGCCTCAGAGAATGGTGGCGAGCCGCGTGTCGTCACCCAGATCAGCCCAGACCAATATGTTGTGCTGCCGATGCCCGGCACCGATAAGGTCTACACAATGCGGATGTTCTACGCCCTGAAGCCGTCGCGTACGGCCACCGGCATGGACGACACCGTGATGAACGAGCTTGAAGATGTTATCGTTCATGGTGCACTGCAGCAACTTCTGGTCATGCCCAAGGTCGTGTGGAACGACAACACATTGGCATCCTATCATGCCCGGCAGTATCTGGCGCGTGTGAATGAGCGCCGGGCTCGCTCCAATCTTAACAACAGCCGCAGCGGTTTGACTGCGCGTGGGAACGGGTTTGCATAACGAATGGTCGCTATCAAGATCACTCGGTTCATCGGCACAGCTCCCCGCAACAGCCCGGAGCTTCTAGCCGATACGGCGGCACAGGTTGCCCGCAATGGCAAGCTGTATTCTGGCGACTTGATCCCGTATCCTGAGCCCATCTCTGTGGCGGATAGCAATCGTAATGGCACGGTTCGCACAATCTATGGGTTGCGCAGCAGCACCGCCGGTACCGGCTCCCCGATCAAGTGGCTATCATTCAACAGCTTCGTATCCATCGCCACGCCGTCTACCGACGAACTTGAAGAGCGCCGTTTCTATTATACTGGTGATGGCAAGCCCAAGGTCAGCAATTTCTCGCTGGCTACTACGGGTAGCGCATCCGGTCCTTATCCGGTGGATTATTACGACCTCGGGCTTCCGCTGCCGACGACCAAGCCGACGATTACGACTGTACCGTTTAGCAAGGCGACGGTTGTCAGCTACGCCCGTGACAACGCCAATCAAGTCACGCTCACGACGATTGCGCCGCATAATCTGAAGACTGGCGCTGTTGCTTCGATCAGCGGTTTCTCAAACCGTGACGGTACGTATACCCGGACCAATAGAAATATTACAGTCACGATCTCAAACCACGGCCTCACGACTGGTGCCACTGTCTTTCTGGAGTTTTCGTCCGGTACGGCAACAACAAACAACTACACTGTAAGCGTAACTGGCACAGATACATTTACGTGTACTGATACTGTCTCTGGCGCTACCAGCGGCGCAGTCAAATGGGATATCCGCGACCTCAACACGATTGCGTCTGTTTCGGTTATCAACAGCACGACGATCTCTTATTTCGCTTTTGGTCCCGAGATTGCCACAACGACTGTAATTCGCGCTGGCACTTACACGCAGGTAGCCAGTGCTACGGCAACGATTACGCTCAGTGGTCATAAGCTAATTTCTGGTGATATTGTTTATTTGAATTTCACATCCGGTACCGCCACGTCTGGTACTTACGATGTCACGGTTATAAACGCGAATACCTTC